TCGTGTCCCCGATGCGAACATTTTTCCACTCCCCTCGTAGGAGACGATGGACGTAATCTTTCGGTGTTTCAAACTCGTCGGGCGCCGAATTTCCGTACGTGTCCAGAATGGCTCGTCTGTGATTGACGCCGGTACACTCGTGATAGACGGTCTGGGACGTCAATTTCACGGGGGTCAACGCGATGATGACCGTCGGACTCTTGGACGAGACAGGCCCCTGAATCTCACGGACGCCGATGAGGTCCTGGATAGACTCCCATTCGTCGATTACGATAGGTAGGATCGAGTATCGAAGACGCTCGAACATGTCCAGGGTCCCCTGACGCGTCTTGAACACCTCAGGGTCCATAAATAAACAGTGGCCGAGTTTCTGCTTGACGAGTGTTGTTTTCCCAGTGCCTGGTTTCCCGTGGACGCACGTCAAAACACCAGGTTGCGCAAAGACTGGGTCGTTTATTTCTGCCTTCTTCTTAAGAAAACGATCCATGTCTTCGAGCGAATCTGGTGACGATGAGTCTCTAACGAGGCAGATCCTTAGTTTGGTCTGGGAAAATAACGCGTTCGTTCCGTACGTGGGCGCGTGGCTCCTGTACAACGTTCTTGTCTTGTGTCTCCTGGTCTTTATTGCAATTAGACTTGGTCTGTCGTGAGTAAGGGTGACTCAACAACGGACAAGAGGCGCTTCGCGCCTTTTCAAACCTGGTCTGTCATGAGATTGGGCGGCTGCAGTGCCATGACGTCGTACAGCGTGTCGACTGACGCCTGCATGAACCCCTGCTGCTCAGACGCGGCGAAAACCTGATCTAGGTTTGCGAAATACATGCCGTCCTCGTCAGCCTCGTCCAGGGGAATCGCCTTGACAGCACGATCCATGCTGATGGCGAGCGGCTGAAGCGGCAGGTTGACGTGGTCGTAATCCTGCATCTTGTCTGCTGGTTCTGGGAACAGGTTCGGGGGCACGTGCGTCAGAGGCGTGAACGTGTCGCTTGGAATGTCGCGCAGGGGGGTCACAGTCGATGCAGGTTTCAGGGACACCTCTGGAGGGGAACGTGCGTTGAGGCTGGGCTCTGTCGCCACAATCTCAGCAAGGGACCCGCGCGCCTGGTAATTGCTCCGGGTCGATCCGAAAATGACCAGCGCCACGAGCACGATGATGAACGTCCACACGATGAACGGTCTGACTTTAAATGGCTTAAGAGCAGCCATAGTTACTTTTGTACAAGAAAATGATTGTGGACACGTTCCAGTTCTTTAACGAGCTGGATGTATTGGAGATGCGACTCAAAAATCTCGATCAGTATGTCGACATTTTTGTGCTCGCCGAATCAGAAGAGACCCACGCTGGAAACCCCAAGCCGTTGTATTACGAGATGAACAAGGAGCGTTTTGCACCGTGGGCGCACAAGATTCGCCACGTCGTATGTCCGCCGTGTGAGGGTACAGGCCTCTGGGACCGCGAAAAACACCAGCGGAATTGCGTGCTTCTGGGTCTCGACGGCGTTCCGGACGATGCGATGGTGATGATCAGCGACGTGGATGAAATTCCAGACATGACCGAGGTGATTGAGCTCGATCCGTCCAAGACGCACAGCATCCACATGTGGATGTTTGAGTTTTCGTTCGATTACATGTTTACGGGCGAGCCGTGGTTCGGAACCGTCGTGACCAACGCCAAGGCGTTCCGCCGCCTGGGGCCCAATTTCTTCCGGGACAACCGATGGAAGTTTCCACCTCTGACGTACTCTGGATGGCACTGTAGCTCGTTCGGGGACGCCGACCACGTGTGGAACAAGCTTCGGAATTACGCCCACGCCAACGACGACAAACACAAGGGTCAGACGATTGAACAGATTCGGGAGTACGTCGCCAAAGGTGTTCACGCGGACGGAACGATGAAACTCGTTCCGAGGCCTAAAGACGTGCCATTGCCCCGCGTCATTTGATGTCATTTTGAATATATTCAAATAGGAGGAATGTCACAGTCAACAGTCGCACTTTTAGACCACATGGGTGACGATCAGGCGATTGTTGACGCGGCGCGCATCTCAGTCACAGGTGCCTCGAAGAAATCAGAGACCAGGGCGCTCATTCGGTACCTGATGCGCCACAAACACACGAGCCCGTTCGAGATGGTTGAGTTTAAATTTCACGTCCGGGTCCCCATCTTCGTCGCACGTCAGTGGCTTCGTCACCGGACGGCGTCCGTCAATGAAATTTCAGGGCGGTACTCGGTTTTACCGAGCGAATTTTATGTTCCGGAAGAGTATCATGCTCAGTCGTCAACCAATCATCAGGGCTCAGGTGCTCGCATTGACGTTGGTAGTGCTGAACAGGAGGCGTCGTGCAATCAGGCGTTCGACGTTTACGAAAGTCTGATTGAACAGGGAGTTGCTCGCGAAGAGGCGCGCGTCCATCTCCCGCTCGGCACAATGACAGAGTTTATTTGGAAACAGAACTTGCACAACCTGCTTCATTTTTTGCGGCTACGCATGGATTCTCACGCCCAGCCCGAGATTCAAGAGCCTGCGCGCCAGATTTGGAAGTTGATCGAGCCCATCGTACCTTTGGCGTGCGAGGCGTTCAAGGATTTTGTACTGGACGCCGTGACGTTCAGCGGACCAGAGCTACGCGGTGAGGTGACGGGCAAGGGGGAGCTCCGTGAGTACCAAGAGAAGATTGAGCGGTGCGGTAAATTTCTCGGCACACATAAATGAACACCGGTACGGCGGCTCGGAAAATCCAGCGAGGCTGGCGCAGAACTGCAGTGCGTATAGGACGTCTCGGCGAAAGCGCCAACGAAAACCAGGTCAATTATTCCATCATGAAAAATGTACCCTTAAAGACCCTTCATCAGATTCTCATGCGAATCGCCCAGAAGAGTGGACAGAACTGGAAGTACCAGGTGAATAACAGGGGACACATGATGTACTACGGAGGTCCTATACCTGTACGCTTGAACAGACAACATGTGGTGTACAACATCGCCATGCTCACGAACATTCGGCCGAACGCTCGTAAAGTTCAAGCGGCTCGTGTGATTCAGGCGCACGCTCGCGGTGCACGTGCCCGTCGGGAAGCGACGTTCCGTCGCACTCCTTTTGCAAAGGGACTTCCCCGTAACGTGTTGAATAAGATGTTTTAGAATTGAAGACCAAGCGATGGATCCTGTGAGTAGTTCGTCACAGTCGCACTCAGAGCTCGGAACACCTCGGGCGTACGAGTCACGTCGTACTCCATCGACGTCTTGATACCGAGTTCCGATGCGGCGAGTACGGCATCCTGATTCGCCCCGAGGTAGATGAACTTCCACGGCTTGAGGTTGACCAGATCCTTGACGTGGGCTGACGTGTACGTCCGCGACGAATTCTCCTCGCCGTCCGTCAGAATGATAACCATCGCGTCGTCGGACAGGTTCATCTTGAGCACCTGTCCCATGGCGTCGTGCAACGCCGTCCCACCCCGTGGGACAAACGTGTCCTCGGTCAGCTGCGGAACTTCCTCGATTGGCAACTTGTCGTAGACCGTCTCAAACTGGTCGTCGAACAGACACAGGGTCATCGTACCGCCAAACTGCTTCTGAGAATAGACGAACGTATTGAAACCGTCGATGGTATCGATGCAGCACGACGCCATCGAACCGGAGCGGTCGAGCAGAAAAACGCGATCCATCTTGGTCTTCAAGAGTGTTTCGTTTTTATGCTCCCGGCGAAGCGACTTGACCTTAAAAATAAAATGTCAGTTTCCCCCAGGAGCGCTCGAGCTTCTTGATGACCACACACTACGTGCTTGATTTGAACGTAGCCCGAGCAGCGTATAAAACCTGGAACTCCCTGTTCCCTAAGGTTACCCCGTACTATGCCGTCAAGTGCAATCCCGACCCCGTCGTCATTCGAACGTTGGCAGCGCTTGGATGCGGCTTTGATTGTGCAAGCCCACGAGAGGTTGACATCGTGCTCGACGCAGGGTCGACCCGAATCATCTACGCCAACCCCTGCAAACGACCAGACGACATACAGTACGTTGCACGAAAGGAGATTACGCGGACGACGTTTGACTCGGTTTGCGAAATTGAAAAGATGGCTCAGAACGCTCCGGATATGGAACTTGTTCTCAGGATCCGCGCCGACGACCCAACCGCCGTATGTACCCTTGGAAATAAATACGGAGCTGGAGAATCCGATTGGTACAATCTCCTTGATCGTGCCCGCGAATTGGGACTCGGAATCGTTGGTGTGAGTTTCCACGTCGGCTCGGGCGCGCGGTCGGCTCGGGCGTACGCAGACGCCATTTATACGGCGGCACGTGCCATCGACGTGCTCAAGGAGTACGGATTCGAGCCGAAACTCGTCGATATCGGCGGGGGGTTTTCATCCTCGATGGACATTGAAGAGGCGGCTGAATACATCAACGACGCACTGAAAGAAACCGGACTGGATCAGTACGAAGTTATCGCTGAACCGGGTCGGTTTTTTGCAGAGCATGTGGCGACGCTGTACACACCAGTCATTGGTGTGAAGGATGGTGCCGTGACAATCGACGAATCGCTGTACGGCGCGTTTAATTGCATTTTGATGGACCACGCAGAGCCTGAACCCGATGTGGATGAAAATCAAGAGCTGGAAAATGTCACGTTGTTTGGGAGTACGTGTGACGGTGCAGACGTCATTGCACGAAGCATCGCTCTACCGTGCGGACTCAAGGTGGGGGACGTGCTGACGTGGAAACGCATGGGGGCGTATACTATGGCGGCGACGACAAATTTCAATGGGATTCCATTCAATCAACGTGAGATGATTTACACAAATGTCTAAGAAGAAGAAACTTCCGGCTCGCCGTCATCTGCAAAGTCGATGATGAACGCGTTTGTCGAATCCGACCCCCGCCCATCTGGAATGTCCGACGCCCACGCCACGAAGCTCACCATCATCGGCCGCCCCCGCTCATCCGTCCACCCCTCGTCCTCCTCGATGATGTTCCACAGGATACACCGCTCTGGGTCGTGGTGCGCCTGGATGGTTCCGTCGCGACACACGATGTACGTCTCGTTACGTACCGGAAACTCTTCGTACTTTGAGCCGTTGTGCGACGAGACACAGCGGGTCAAAGGCTCAGCCATGAAGACGAGTCCGGGACGCTTGAGGGTCGTCATTTTTTGAGTTGCTCTTTGGTCTTTGCCGCGTCCTTGACCCGAGCAGCACACAAATTTTCTTTGGCCCGTACCGCCTTTTGCGAGTAGACTGAAAACTCACTCTTTTTGCGAGCCGAATCACGCTTACGATCGCGAGCCGAAGACTCCATATAATGATTTTACACTGTTAATTTCTTGTGAAGGACAAGACATGTTTCTTCACGACCAGCTTGGCGTGCTCACCAGTATCTTGAACTCGGCGTTGGTGTAGTACCCAGACTTGCTCGGGTGCTTTTTGTCGACGACATACTTAACAACCGCGTTGGTATTGGTCTTCCATTTTTTGGTCAGCTTGTTGAGAAAAACAGGCTTGGCGAAAATCTTGGTGTAACCGACGTGTTGACGCACGGGGCTCTTTGCCGGGCTGGCGCGCTTTGGGCTGTTTGTTTTGCAACTCTTGCGACCGCACCACCACCGCATTTATCTATTATTGAGAAATAAGTCCATGTTTCAGATCCGGGTACTTTGAATCGTCCTGGAGACCGAGATAGTACCCTGGCTGCTGAACACCGAAAAGCCGGTACGCGAAAATACCGATGAGAATCCAAGCGAGGAGGAAAATCCCCCACGATTGGGCTCCTTTGAGTTTAAGAGCGTACCCTACGAGTCCTGACCCTGTAAAGGCGACGAGCCAATTCCACAGCGTCAAGTCGAGTACTTTCATTTAGTTTAAGCTGAGATTTTACATCTTTCCACCGAAGGTGGAAAGTTTCCATGGGCTTCGCAACGATCAAGTCGCTTCGCGACTTGTAGTTTACATCTTCTTCTCGTAGTACGACACACCCTGCAGACGAGCCAGGATCATGAGCACGATCACGGACAGCAGCGTCGTGAACACGGCGCTCATCAGGTAGTAGCCGCCACCGTTCTTGCTGACGTTCACCAGCTGGGAGATGGTCCAGCGGATCACGTCCATCCACGCGATGGCGGTCGCGAAGAAGAAACCTGCGGAGACTGAGGGGGCAAAGGTGCCTGCTGCTGACGAAACAATGCCGGACATTTTACTTTATGCTGAGAAAAAAGATTCAATGCTTGTTTGAAATGGTCCCGTAGGTTCTCATCAAGTATCCTATGCGTCGAGGACTCAGCGCCGCCGCCAAAACATTGTTGGCCGGCGCCCGAGCCCGTGTGTGCGCCCGGGCCTTCGCCTGACGTCTGCGCACTGCGCTCTGGATTCGGCGTGCTGCCAATTCGCGTACCATGTTATTAAAGAGTTTCATCTGACTAACGGTTGCAGTGCGACCAAGCTGCCCAGTGAACGTACCCGAGTAGTGACTCCTCATGAATCCTATATGCTTTACCATATTTCTACGACGATTTAAGTTTGCTTGACGTCTAGCTGGAGAAAGAGGCGGCATTTATCATTCGTCGTCAAAAAAATAGTACCCTGGACCGAGGTCGACGTATGGCAATGGATCCTCCTCGTCGTCATCATCCTCGTAATCCTCCTTCTGAAGAATCACCGAGTACTTGACCCTTGGAACCAGCTCGTCCTCGTCGTCTGTGTCCTCCAGCAGTTCATACATACTGTTCCATTGCTTTATTGACTGCATTCTTCAACGCAGCCTCTGCTGGACTCTCTGGTTCCCACGCGTCCCATGTATCGGCACACTCGTTCATCTTGATGGCGTGTTCGTTGTCCGTGCCGTCGTACCGGACCCAATTCTCTTCGTCTCCCTCCTCCATCTCTTCCTCCTCCTCGTCTGACTCATCTTCGTCATAAACCTCTGGGAACAGAGACCCAATCTGTTTGCCTGTGACTGTCCTGGCGGCATACATGAGCCCGTAGCAAATGTCCTTGCCGGTGACACAATCGCGACCTGTCGCCTTGGCGTAGTGAGCTGCGAGAACGACGGACGACTCTAGCACGGGCAAAAAGATGTCGATTGCCGATTGCTCCATTACTTCTAGGTCGTTAAAAGGTTTTAGTTACCTGTGAGTATCCTCCGGTACACAAAATGCGTCCAAGTTCAGGTGACCACCCTGATGGCTGAATACCAATTGCATCCCAATTTACGCCATCTGATGACATCCACCCAGAAAAAGCCTCGGTGTTACCCCATCTGTCCCAGTAAGAGGCTACAAAAATTGAAAGTTCCTCGATCCATATGGGATTGCTCAATATAAACGCTGTACCCCCTGAAATCCAATTAATACCATCATCGGAATAAATAACACCTTCAGGCGTGAACTCTTCTTCTCCAAAAGGAAGCTCGTTATGTATACCGGCTTGAGACACGAATCTACCACTTGACGAACATGCTATAGGACCAACGCCACTATAACCAGGACCGTTGTTTCCAGTGTTCCATGTTGTACCGTCGTACGAATAGTAAACATTTGCATAATAAAACGCGGCAAACATTTTGTGGAACGATGACCATCCAACAGCGGTACAATTTTCTAAAGACTGTTGCCAGTTTATACCATCCTTTGAATAAAAAGCACCGGAAAATGCACCGAGTGTTGGTGACCATGCAACGTATGGCAGATCTTCACGGCCAAGCTTATCTGTATACGGAACTGAGAAACTCGTGTCTATCCATGTTTTTCCGTCATAAGAATAATAAGAACCTATTGGTTGATTGCCACCGTCAGGCTCTTTGTAATTTAAAGCCGTGTATAAACCGAGTTCCTGTGACCATACAACGACACCCCGGGCGGACGAAACATGTGTGCCAAATGTTTTTTCCCAATTTACGCAATCACTCGAAATAGAACCACTTATATAGCCTTGTTTACTAAATGTACCTATTTGTGAAGCCCACGTAGAAAACGGACCATCCGTAATCGGTGGGTAATATTTTGCTATGTCTACATAATAAATACCTTCGATCGAAATAAACTGTCTAAACCCGTCATCATCCGCAACTACAAAAATCTGTAGTGTCGGTGAATATGCCATTGGACCAGCAACTGTTATATTGGTACTTGACCATGTTATACCGTCGTACGAATACACTGTAGAATTTACTCCAACACTAGAAGCAGAGATCGCGGAGAATATATCCAACCCTTCCCCCCATAACACATTCCAATAACCGTTACTTATTTCAGCAGTTGTCCATGTTTGTCCATCCGTGGAGCGAGCCATGTAAGTAATGTCTGTATATCCAGGTGGAAGGCTGTACGTTATATGATAGGTAACACACGATAGAAAAATATTAAGTTTCGGTGACCAAGTTACAGAAACACCTTCTCCTTGAACATTTTGTTCTGGATATATTATAGGGTAACTGGTAGACCATGTGTTCCATGTTATTCCATCCGTTGAATAAAGACCCGTGATGTCGGTTAAATATACCGAACCAGTACACACAAATGTGTGAATACTTGGCGCATAAGAGAATGATCTCACTGAATTGAAAAACTCATTATAATATCGTTCTGTCCAATTTATACCATCATCCGATGTTAATACTTGATAATTAACTGCACATGCAAACAAATTCAATTCCGGTGCCCATATAAAAGGACTTCCGTTATACATAGTTGCAACTGTAGCAGGGTCCAGACCTACAGGTGTTGTTTCTGTCCATGTGACACCATCATTTGACGTGACATATACAAACTCGAAATTTCGACCCACAAAACCTATATACAAGTTGAGCGCATCTGAATACGCGGTATAAAATGGAGCTGAACGTTGTCCCTGAGTCTGTTCTAAAGTAAGACTAAGGAAATTACCATTCCAATGAACTCCATCTGATGACTGTCCAGTATAACTTTGAAAAACACCGAGTTTATCAGACCAGTTCACAAGCTCAAGTGGTAAGTTTGGGGATGTATTCGTAAGCGTCTGGTCCCACGTCCACGTTTGTTTCAATGGGACCGGATCGATCAACGAGATTGTCACGGTCCCCGCCGTGTTCCCTGTCGCCCCGAGGTCTGTAAAGTTGGCAACCGACTCGTCGGCGTAACAGGTTGCACCGGAAACGCCGTCGCCCGCACTTCCCGTGTACCCTCCACCGCCCGAAATGCCTGTCGCTACTGGACTTTGACCCCCACCGAAACCACCTTCCTCTGGAACGAGAGTCTTTATGTAAATGTTTCCGAACCCACCGTCGAGGTATGCAGTCGGTTTTAAAAACTGAAACGTCGCATTCGTCACGGATCCGTTTGAAAAGTACCCTGCACCGTTTATCCCGTTCCCGGTTCCATATGGTTTGAACGACGCGGAACGTCCACCTGTTCCGTCACCGCCGCTCGCAACGATCAGAGGTACACCATCTGACACGACGAACGTCCCTCCGCCACCGCCGACCGTCAGGTTATCTGCGACGTTGGCAGTCAAAGGTGTCGGCTGTTGACCAACGAGCATGGTCAAAACCTGGCCCTCGGACAAATCAACGTCCCCTGAGACGACCCGACCCGGCGTCGCGCCGTAGGCGCCTGCGGCTACTACGCGGTACGTCCCCGTCGCCGGTACAGTCCACTGCTGCTGACCGTCGACGATCGAAAAGTCGCCGTCACGCCATGGGGCATTGGCGTACCCTTTGGTCGAATCGGGTCCTCGGTGACCTGACGTGCCCAGCGTCGTAAATGTGAACGTGTCAAAGTAGTACAGACCGGGATACTCCGGCTTGTACTCCTTGGCCGCCATCTATCATTAAGACAGAATTTCGGTACCACCCTCCTGGACCGTATCGAAAAGGGACGTTGCAGCGCCATCGGCGATTCGTACGACGTTGTGCGTCACGGCGTACACGCGAATGTTCCGCGAGAATGGACACGGCGAAAGTTCGAGAGTGTGAAGCTGACGTGTCAAAGATGACATGTTTACGGATCCCGTGGGTTGCGTCGGGTGTTCGGGGTCGAGCGCGAACGTGTACGCGTAGAATGCACGGTCGGGGACGCGCGTATGGTTCTCGAGCCCCTGGATCGTTCGAAGGAACAGGGGTGTTCCAACCTCAGGCAAAATGATGTCGATGCCGTTAAATTGAAGACGGAGCGAAACGAGTTGCTCGACACCCGAGTTTAGATAATCGTAGCCGGCTGTTCCGTCGTTCTGGATGACCCAGTACAACTCCTTGACTGGTCGCGTAAATTCGGACATGAATTTGGTCTCGGTCTTGTTGGCGCCGACCGTAAATTGCAAGCGCTGGATCGTGTGTGTCAGGTAGTCAATCTTTGCCGTTTTGAAATAGTCCCGTTCAGCCTTGGTGATGTACACGTAATCGACAAAGAGGTTGACGTTGATTGGTGCAGTCCAGTTGAGCGTCGAAAACTCCTGACTCGCGCGAAACTTGACTCGGAAGACGGGTGCTTTGTTCAGTGCGCACAGCGGCAAATTCAAACGAAACGGCATGCGAATGTAGTACGCCGCGAGATTGCTCGTCAGGCCTTTGCCCACCAGAGTCGTCAGAACCTGTTGCTTTCCGGTGGTGACACTCAGGTCGTTCATCAATTCGAGTGATTCGCCGTAGTGGCGCTCGAGAAGGTTGTTTTCGTACCGGAGTTCGACAAACTCGATCATGCGCGTGCCGGCCGAATCGTCGACTGGAGCTGCGACGTCGGGCCAATCGACCCGGAGGTACATGTTCCCGTGGGCAACGTCACCCACTTTGGCGATCCATATCGAAATGTCATCGCCAAAGTGAACATCTTTTGGAAACTGGAGACGGGTCACCTGGTGTGAAAACTGCGCCGGTGGTGCAGACATTTCTCTCCTCTACTTTATGAGTTGAAAATAAGTCCACCGATTCCACCCTGAATCGCGAGAAGATTGTACGTGCGCGCCCAGACCGTTTCGGCGTTTGCGCTCAGAACCTGGTCCCGGATACGCGAGAAATTGACCGTGCCGTTCGGAATCTCCGACTCGGGATCAAACTCGAAGGGAATCACGGAAACGTTCCGGATGGGCATGGATGTGTGTGTCTCGAACGGCTCGATTGTACTTAAAAACGTGCGCGTCCCAACATCCTCTGTTATGATTTCCTCGCCGGCTGTGAGTGCCAACGTACTTTGGTCTGCAAGATTCGAGTACTGGAACACGTTTGTCGTCGAGGACACTCCGGTGACCCACAACTCTTTGACGGGCCCTCGAATGTTCATGTAATTCATGTCAGTCACCTTTTGGGTCTGAACCAAGCCTATGAGTGCCTTGTCCGGTTTGGGAACCTCGGGGGGCAGAGACTCGTAATCGACGAGGATACTGGTTTGGAGCGTGGGTGTAGGTGGGTACGGATCGAACCTGACGATGTTTTGGGCAGCTGGATCACTCTGTGAAAACATGTACACGTACCGGGGTCCGTTGGCAAACACGTATTGACCGGTGGGTAAACCCGGTGCAGGGTATTTGTAGGCTGCTGCAGTTGACAAGTCTTGTGTCGTGTCGATTTGAACGGCGACGTTACTGGTTGAACAGTAAATGTAATTTCCGACGGCGATGAGGTTCCGGAGTCCGTCACCGGGAATTATAAATTTCGGATCACTTGCAATAACACTTTCCCATAAACCCACTAATGGGGAACTTACAACAGGCCATGTAAGTCCGTTATCAGTTGAACGCGCTTGAATGTCATCACCGACCCTTATAAAAACATCATTTTTAAATGTTACACCTTTCCAACTTCCGATGAACGGAAATAGAACAGAATTCCACGAAAGTCCATTGTTGGTTGAACGTGCCTGAATACCGCTACCAATAAAACCAGAGTAGCCAACCATGACAAAAACATCATTTCCAAATGCTATACCACGCCAATTCCCTCCTATAAAAAAAGGCGAGTTCCATGTAAGTCCGTCATCAGTCGAATAGGCTTGATAGTTACCAATAGCGTTAAAAACTCCGTTTCCAAATCCTATATTCCACCAACCCCCTCCGATTGGAGACGTATAAGACCATGTAAGTCCATTGTCAGTTGAACGCGCCTGAACACCGTATACGTTAACCATGACAAAAACATTGTCTCCAAATGCTACACCGGTCCAATACCCTGCTAACGGAGATTCCACCGGAGTCCACGTAAGTCCGTTATCTGTCGAATAGGCCTGATTATCATATACATCAACCATGACAAAAACACCATTTCCAAATGCTACACTTTTCCACCCCCCTGTTAACGGAGACGCAACCGGAGTCCATGTAAGTCCGTCATCGGTTGAACGTGCTTGAACGTTATCACCAACCATTACAAAAACCCCGTTTCCAAATGCTACACTGTGCCAATCCCCTGCTAACGGAGATGCCACTGGTTTCCATACAGCTCCATAATCGGTTGAGTAAGCTTGTTTATTTGTACCAACCATGACACAATAAGTCGAAAAACTTGATACAACAAATCTTGAATTTGAATACTTTAGAATATTGAATTTGTCAATTATAAAATATACATCATTTCCTATAAGAACGCCTTCCGTAATTTGGGACCCATAGTTACGATAGTCGAGTATGTACCACTGACTCTGGACATTTGCGTTCAATTGATATGTGTAGAGTGACCCCGGTGTGCCTCGAGGAATCATGATGAGTTCTGTACCCGTCGAAAGAGTCTGGTAAACACCATCCACGTGTGAATTAAACGTCTCTGTAAAATCGACCGTGGTGTAACTTCCGGGACTCGTGAATGACCCCGTCGTATCGTACCGGGTCAAAAACACGTTCGATGACACCGTGTTACTGACCGCGTAATACAAGTACCGAAAGTCTGCGACGATCGTACCGGTCAAAGATCCAATCGTCGGCTCGTAGTTGTTTGTTGCGAACGATGATATATTTCCCTGAATGAGTTCGTCGATGATAATACTCGCCAGCGTACCGTCAGACAACCCGATATACAATGTACCGGACAAAACACAAAACTGGCTAAACAGACTCGTCCCTGAAAACGCAGAGAGAACTATGTACGACGTGGGGTCCGCGACGTCCTTCGTCGTGTCATAGACGATGAATTGACCGCCGTACGTGACGATGAAAATGTACTGTTGGTACGAGAACGTCGTCTGAACGTTGATTGGTTCGCCGTTCAAGATCCCGGTAGATGCATTGTACGTCAGGTACGATTGAGGGTTCAAAAAGTCGCCCGTTCCGGGATTCAGGTTCTGGGACAGGTTCGTGAACGCCTCGAAATCAATCTCCACGCTCATCTGTTGGTGGGTCAGGGCGCACAGAGGAATCTCTTTCGTCCCAATCGGTAAAGTCGTATAGTATTCACGTGAAACGGTCGCCTGTGTCTGGTCCAAAGTCCCGTTCAGGAGTTTGAGGATCGCTTTGTTTTCGTACGGAACGGTCAGATCGTTCTGGAGTTCGATGTACTCGCCCGTGTACTCTTTGATTGTTTGTTTGCCTACGAGGATCCGAGCGTCGCGCACCAGTTTGTGTGCGACCGAGTCGTCCCATGTCGACGTACTCGGGGGCAAAAAGCCGGAGACCCACCCGCTCTGGGTCAGAGTCCACGGCGGCGTCGCTGTCAGCGAGTACGTGAGTCCCTCGCGCGAATCGAAACCCCAAAAGGCGGCATCCTCTGCATTGGCGAACGAAATGGATGGGTACACACTTGAAGAAAAAACTCTGTTCGAAAGTTTTAAAGGAGGCGTAACAAATGAAACGGAATCTGAAGGTGAATTTGTATACGTAAAATCGCCATAAGTTACAGCGTCCCAATACCACTGTATCTGAGACGTAGCATAAGTCCATGTAAGTCCATTATCAGTTGAACTCGCTTGATTATCATTAGAAACCATGACAAAAACGCCGTTTCCAAATGCTACACTTTTCCACCCCCCTGTTAACGGAGACGCCACAGAAGTCCATGTAAGTCCGTTATCGGTTGAACGTGCTTGAGCGTCTGGACCAACAATTACAAAAACACCGTTTCCAAATGCTACACCGGCACAATAACACGCTAACGGAGACGCAACCGGAGTCCATGTAAGTCCGTCATCGGTTGAACGTGCTTGAACGTTATTACCAACCATTACAAAAAACCCGTTTCCAAATGCTACACTTAGCCAATCCCCTGTTAACTGAGATGTAGCATAAGTCCATGTAAGTCCATTATCAGTTGAATATGCTTGATTACCGCTAAAAGCATAATTAATTCCACCGACTATAACAAAAACATCGTTTCCAAATGCTACACAGTACCACAACCCTGATAACGGAGACGCAACCGGAGTCCATGTAAGTCCGTTATCGGTTGAACGTGCCTGATAATATGAACCTATGTCAATAAGGATAAAAACCCCATTTCCAAATCCAATACCGACCGAAGTTCCATCCATCTGAGACTCTGACAGAGTCCATGTACGTCCATTATCAATCGAGTAAGCCTGATTAGACCCATTAAACCCATGATTCATGACAAAAACACCATTTCCAAATGCTACACTGTCCCAAGGCCCCGGTAATGGATACTGTACTGTGGTCCATATATCTCCATTAGAATTCGAGTACGCTTGAAATTTCCAACCAACCATTACAAATCCAATGTTGAGTGTACATGTGAACGTCGTATCAGTTGACGAGGTTACTATCACTGACTCGTTTAAAAAACCAGTAAGTGGTAAATTCAACACGACCTTACTCCCAATAGGGAAGTTCGACGGTGCAGACGTTGTGAATGTACCTGTCGTTCCCACGATCGATCCTCCAGTAATCTGCCACGTCTTGTTCGTCAGGTTGTTCACCCACAAGTTCGAGTTGCGAGTTGAAAAGTAACTGATAATGTCACCGCACGCGATTCCGACAAACGATATGGTTCCGTTGTACGAAATGCCTGCCAGGGTCGTCGAACACGTGAACGAATTGGCCGTCGGGATACTCGTCACCGTGTACGTTCCGTCGAGGTCGAAGATACTGTAGGTCGTACCGGACAAAGTCACTGCGGTCCCTATGGACATGTAGTGGTTCCCTACCGTGTTCGCCGTCAGGGTCGCACCGTCTGCGACGACCAGCGTCAGACCCATGTTCGCATAGACGGACCCGCCCACCTGCGACGACGGCGTCGGGTACACGTACTCACCGCTCTGCGTGGGATAAATGGGCGGGAAAACGGCTCGGAGCGTCAGACGTGTCAAGTAGTCCCCCTTGACTGGAATGGTACACCGACCGGTCATGCCGAACGTCTTGATCTGGTTGTCGAGGGGAACTTCAAACGTCTCACGGGAACGGTTCACGCGAGGCGTGTATTTCGCCTCGAAATATGTCCGGTCAGGGCTTTCTGATAACCAACGATCCTCCTGACCCTTTGCGGCGAGCTGTAGATGCGCCGATGACATGTCCTATTTTACGAGTTGAAAATAAGTCCACCGGTTCCGCCTTGGATTGCGAGAACATTAAACACCTTCGAGTACACTCGAACTGTTAAATCAGTCGTGGCTGCTGATACCAACGTAATGTCTACGTATTGTTCAGCGATGCGAGACATGTTCACAGTTCCAGATGGTGCAAGCCTTTCTGGGTCCCATGAAACAGAGTACACACAGACGTTGCTCGACGATGGCATGCTCGTGTGCGCTTCGAACGTTCGGATGTATCGTGTCATGATTTGATCGTCATCGACGAGGATTTCATTATTCAGACGGAATATGAGATGGTTGATAACCCCTGGAGAATCCACCGTGACCCAAAACTCGCGAACCGGTCCACGGACGTCGAGTTGAAAAGACCCTTCTGTTTGCCCCTGGATAAGTGTAAACTCGTTGAGTGTTGTTTGACCGTAGAGGTTTTGTGAGCGTAGTGGGTTTGGTTTGTCGAAAGTTTCGTACTTGACAATCATACTTGATGTGAGCGTTCCTCCGTCCATTACCAAAGGATCAAACTGAACCAAATCATTGTATGTTTCGAAACCACCACCCCATGTTTCAGTCAAGTAGACATATCGGGAACTGACAAGGCATGACAAGACTGCAACAGTTGGGTCATTACTGAAGTAATTTTTGCCGACCCATGAAATCGTATCGACTGTCGTTCCTTTTGACGTTTGAGCCTTGCCAGTACCGTCAAAGATGATCCAGTCCGAAACTGAATTTGTCGTCGTGTCGTACCGGAGAATACTCGCTCGTACTGCGCCATACGTACCACCGACGTAGTAAATTGACTTGCCGTCGAATCCGTAAGGGAACAGTCCGTACCCGTTTGGAAATACCGAATTCGTAAAAAGAATAGATGAATACGCCGACGGTGACGAAATACTCTGAGTGCTGTCATACCGAATCAGATAGATGGATCCACTAGAGAATCCCGTTGTCTGAAAGTAAAAGTACCGCCCGTCGGTCGCGTTTGGAACGAATCCACCACCCAGGTTCGGTGTCGGTGAAAGCGTAGAGACATTAAAATACGTATATGCCGAAAGATCCAGGAAATTTAGAGTGTCTGTTTTCAAAAAAAGACCCGAACCCTGAATGGTTCCGTAAATGTTCCTGCCGTCAAAAGCCAATTGCATTGCTTGAACAGAGAGTGAAGGAAACCCTGTAATGTCGTACCATGTTCTGGGTGCACCTGTGCCTGGAAACGAAAGAAAGTCATATGAGGACCAAGACCCTATAGGTTTCGTCGTGTCATAACGAACATATATCGGATTATAAACTGTTGCATAACCAAAAGGAAGTTCCATAACTTGAGGAGCCGGTTGACCATTTGATGTATATGTATAGGCTACATTTGCAGTGACGAAAATATTCGAAAGAGTCTTTATTTGACTACCCATCGTAACAGTCTTTGTAACTCCTCCAAAATCCGCAGCAATGGTCGTAACATAATTGAAAATGGCTGTATTTTCCGTCGCGATCAATTGAGGTGTCGCGATGTTATAGACTTTGTATGTTACGTATGTGTTTGCAAATGCGGATTCGGGTGTACACGAAGTGAATGTCGCGACGTTGCTTCCGGTCAAAGGAACACTGGTCGTCGTATAAAAACCGGGTAAGTTCCATACAGGTACTACTGATGAATACAATATGTTTACCGTCACAATTATATCAGAACCCACCTTTGTTTCACCCGTTATAGTGACCGACGTCGGTGTGTACTGTGGTGTTATTCCAAGACTACTCGTTGTAACGAAATTCACGAGCGCGACATTATCACTGGCGATAAGTTGAGGTGTTGAAATACTTAATACTTTGTATACGAGGTTGAGTGTTTGTGTGTAAGTACGCCCGGTTCCACCATTCCCTGGCATGTATGTGTATGTAACAGCCGTGTTACTTCCGAATGTCAGACTTTGAATCTCAGTTTTCGTGTAAAGATAACGAGCATCAGCCGTAAAATTGTTTATAATAACCCTTCCTTCGTACAAATTGGGAAAAAACGTAGCACCTTGTGTCGCCGTTGCAACTCCTGTAAGCATGTCAGCCACCGGAACACTTCGAAAGTAACTGGAACTTGATGCTGCTATATACATCGTTCCACCGATGAAATACGGTCTGAATGGAACACCTTGATGAAATTCAGGGTCGTACCAGTAGACCCACGATGATGCATTCCCTTGTGGTTTTGTCGTATCGTAAAAGTAGTATCGTTGACGATACGCAACGTTAGGGTCATCCATGACGTATACGACGTACTTTTTGTAAAAGTTTGTATGGTAGACCCTGAGATTGTTTGGAAGGCCGAGGACAGTCTTGATGTTCGTGTTCACGTACGACCCTCCATCAGTCGTACTCTTTGTCGTGATGAGCAACTGTGGAAGGTTTTCAAATTTTTCATACTCAATATCGATACGAACATCCTGATTGCGAATTGCTTTCATATTCAGTCTGTCTGTGTTGAATGTCAGGCGCGTGTAGTATTCTCGGGGTGCATACACCTGTGAAGTGTCACCCTTCCCCTCGAGAATCGCAAGACCAGCCTGGTTTTCGTAAGGGACGCCGAGATCATCCTCGATGATTAGTCTTTCACTTGTCAGTGTATCAATCGTCTGACCACCGATGAGAAGTGTTGCGCTCTTGACGAGTCTGCACGCGACCGAATCGACATATGAAAACCCGACTCCAGGGGGTGGCGTGAATCCACGGATCCAACCCGCCTGAAAAAGCGTAAAAGGAGCTGTGATGACACCATTCACAAATCGGTACGCCTTGAATCCACCAGATGTCACAAAATCGAAGGAACGAGGATCGAACCCCCAAAAAACACCGCTCATGTCATCCGGAAAATAGATATACTCGTACACGGTCGACGTGAACACAAACTTGATAAGCGAAGAGTTGTACGTCACGTTTATATTGGACAGTCCCACGAAATTCGTCGCCCATGCACCCTGGAACTGTGTGTTAAAGTACCCGATAAAGTCCCCGGGCTGAATAGCGATGGTTCCGTCTGGGACATACACTGCGCCATTCACCTGGTCGGTGTACAGTGGGTACACGTATCCAGGTCCTAATGGTTGATACAACGTTGGCAATATTGACCGAACGGTGAATCGTTTCGAAAAGTCACCTTTTGTCGGGAGTCTACACGTCGATGTATCACCGTAGTACACTGCAGTTTGATCAAAAGGAACTTCGTACGAATATGCCATAAAGTTGTTTGGTTTCTCGTACTTGACTTCAAAGTATGTCCTGTTTGGGTTGTCTGACAACCACTGGTCTTCTTGACCATGTCCAGCCAGCAAAATTTGTGATGCTGACATACTAATCTACACCAAGAAAACATCCAGCGCGTCTTTCACGTGTGTAAAAAATCCAGTACACCATTAGGAAATGACCAATTTGCAGCTCAAAAAGTTTGATCCGAGCAAGATTGGCGACGACAAGGTGTGTGTATTCATCGGCAAGCGCGGAACGGGCAAGTCGACGCTCGTGACGGACATCATGTACCACAAGCGACACCTGCCCGTCGGTATCGTCATGTCCGGTACCGAGGACGGTAATCACTACTACAAGCAGTTCATCCCCGACCTGTTCATCTACGGTGATTACAAGCGCGACGCCATCGAAAAGGTGCTCGAGCGCCAGAGACGAATCGTCTCAGCCGGCGGAAAATCGAGCGCCTTTTTGCTTCTGGACGATTGCATGTACGACAAGGCGTTCATGAAGGACACGTGCATCAGACAATGTTTCATGAACGGGCGTCACTGGAAAATCTTCTTTTTGCTGACGATGCAGTACTGTATGGACTTGTCACCAGACCTGCGTGCCAACGTCGATTACGTGTTTGTCCTCCGCGAGAATGTGATTCAGAATCGCGAGCGTCTGTACAAGGCGTTCTTCGGTGTCTTTCCGACGTTCGACATGTTTTGTCAGGTGATGAACGCCTGTACCGAAAATTACGAGTGTCTTGTTTTGGATAACACGAGCAAATCGAATCGCATCGAGGATTGCGTCTACTACTACAAGGCGCCGATTCGCAAGGGGTTCCGGATAGGATCAGAGGCTATGTGGCAGTACCACCAGAAAAACTACAACCCGAAACACATTGCAACACCTTTGCTCACGTCAGGAACGCCTCCAGGAAGTGCTCGGCGACCGGGTGTTACCGTGAAGAAGGTTTGAGTCCAACGGGCTTCGCGACTTGGACTGATTGCGTCTCTTCGACGTAAAAGATTTCACGCCCAGCATTAGATGATTATCGAGAATCTCGATTTCAACGGATCGAGCGACATCCTGCAGTACATTCCCCAGGTGGACACGGCACCGTCTCAGGACCAGGGACAGCCACCAGTGCAGCAGCAGAGTTCGTTCGGTCTCCCGGATGAACTTCAGCCAAAGTACCAGACGCGTTCAGTCGAACAGCCCGAGTTATTTAAAGCCGAAATAAAACCTCCCCAAATACAAATGGATTTCTCGACACCGATTTCGGACATTGTACCGAGCGCTGATTTCGACATGGGACCATCGATGGGTGGCGGTCCGTACAAGAACCCACAGAACAACAGAGTGGTGGCGCTTAGCCTGGACAATGCGTCCGCCGGCCCAGCTTCATCCTCCTCTTCAAAGAACCCATTTGGTCTGACTGACGACCAGTTGAACGCAGCGCTCGCGGGCATTGCCGCAGTCGCTGCATTCTCCAAGCCGGTTCAGAACAAATTGGCGGATCTGATTCCTAAATTTATGAGCGACGCAGGTGACCTGTCAGCGACGGGCATGCTCGCCACCGCATTCATCGCGGCTGTTGTTTTTTTCATTGTCCACAAATTTGTCAAGCCTCCTCAGAAAAAGTAGAATACTTCCATTAAAAATTGGTCTCAGTTCGAGTACAGAAGCCCTCCCATTCCATCTTTAATCCGGAGGACGTTATAGTTCATCGCGTAAAAGTAGCGACCGTTGCCGCCAGCCAGGGTGCTCAGTGAGACGCCAGCCGGTGCGACGATGCGGTACGTGTCGATGCGTGAAAAGTTCAGCGTGCCAGTCGGCTGAAGCTTTGACGTGTCCAGGCAGTAGGAAATCAGAGCGACGTTCGCCGTCGCGTTGCCGTGGTTGTAGCCGTATGGGGTGTGGTAGTACTGGGGCACATCGATCCACTGGAACATGGAGCGCGAGTCACCGATGTCCACACCGTTAATCTGCGTCTTGAACTGGTAGTTGATGGCTGGGATCTGGGTGGCACCGGTGCTGTACGCGGTCGAGTAGTTGTTGGACTGGAAGGCGAGGAACTTGATGGGGTGAGCCAGAGCCAGCTCCTGCATGTTGCCAGTGGAAATGGGGATGCGGTTCATCTGGGTGATCAGCAGGTCCATTGGCGTGTTGGCAAAGTACTCACGCTCCGCCTGGTCCAGGTAGACAAAGTTGGTCCAGGCCTCGTACTGGAACGTGGAGTAGGCAGCTGTCGCGGGCAGGCCAGTCAGTGCCAGCGTCGTGCCCAGTGTCTGGCTCCACGTGATGCGAATCTCGACGTCGTGGTACTGGAGAGCCACCAGGGGCAGAGACACGTTCCAGTCCTTGCAGAAGAAAAACTTGAGCGGCAGGAACCCGTTGGTGATGTTGTTAGGGCCCGCGGCGTTGTTGTTCAGGTAACGCTGAGAGAAGTTCTGGGCGCCAGTCACCGCCTCGACGTTCGACATCCACGTGATGTCCTGTGTGTCGACAATCTGGCCGCCGATGAGCAGCTCAATCTTGTCGATGACGTTGGTCCAGTTGATGCCCGGGATAAGAGCACCGGTTGAATCCCTGGCGATCAGGTACATGTAGTTGATGAGGTCACCCTTCTTCTCCAGACGGATCGTGGAGATGTTACCAGCCGAGGGGTTACCCTGGATCAGCTGGCGTTCGGGTGAGTTGGCGTAGTGCGTGTAACGTTTGTAGCTGGAACGGAAGAAAGACACCTCTGGCTTACCCGTCAGCCAAGCGTCCTGAGCCCCGGTTGCGACGAGCTGAACGATACCACCAGACATTTACAATGGTGTGAGAAAAAAGATCATCGCGAAGTGATGATCGCCTCGAATCGAGAGACTTTCCACCTGCGGTGGAAAGGCGGCTCAGTCCTGAATCATGATGCCGCAGTACTCGAGCGACCCCTCGATGGGTGTATAAATGCCGAGGGTTTTACAGAGCGCCTTGAGATCTTTGAACGACGCCCAGAATTCAGGCGAGTGGTCGTACTCGTCGACTGTGACATGAGCCAATTCGTGGATGAGCACATTCATCGCCGAGTTTATATCATCCTTGTCCAGACAGATGTAAATCTCATACCCTTTATTTACGTTGTAGCCTATAGTGCCTCGGTTCATACGGGACCCATGGATTCCGGTGAGGATACACCGTTTCCTGAGGCGAGCGAATCGAGGGTCAACCACCTCCGTGCTCTTGAGGTGGCTCAAGAGCACGTCGTACCGCTGACGAAGTTCCGTCATGAGCGGTGCTTCACGGCGACTGCTCCACGCGGCAACCGCGAGGGTCACGACGAGCAGTCCCGTCTGAATGATGCCAGACAGGGCCATCCTACTGATCTACACGTAGAAAAACAAACTGTGCGTAAATGTCGGTGACGAGTCCCGTCTGTTCTGGAGAAATAGGTCCCCATGCGACACAACGAAACTCGGGCTCGAGGGCCTGACGAAGGACGTTGCCGTCCAACAATGGTTCATATTTGGGGCCGTCTGCGTAAAATGGTCCATCTGTCAAACTCATGAGCACCTTGTCACCGTGAACCTCAAACACGTTGCCGAGTGCGTCTGGGCTTTTGGTGCCCTCAATCAAACTCTTTTCGGGTGTGATGCCGATGAGGAGCCCGCCTGGCTTGACTGCTAGTTTAATCGCCTTGATGCTCTGTTCGAAATGGTCGCCGAGAATGTACTGGATGGAAAAGTTGTAACAGACTGCGTCAAACGGACCCGCAAACGCCGCCTGGCGAATATCACCCGGGCCCAAGAACCAAACCCCGATACCGATAGCCAACGCCCGCTCTTCAGCCTCCTGGAGAGATTTTTCATCCGGATCGATGGCGGCTATACGAGCACGGACCGCCTTCCACTTGTGCCAGTCACCGCCGCGACCGCACCCACAATCGAGAACATACGAATCTGGTTTGACCCATTGGTTGATGAGATCACGCTTCGCTTGATTGTGGCGTTTACGCAATTGATCCATGGTAGAACTTAAAAGAGTGGAGCTCAGTAGTTTTATATGGGTTCGCTTGAGCAGGATTACTTGACGGTGCCAGGACAGCTTTTTGCGCTGATTTCCATCGTTGGTCCGGATCTGCCCCAGAAGAATGAGCAGCTGGGTCTGAAGATCCGCGGGTGCTTCGCCACCAAGGACGAGGCGGAGAGTCACGCCAAGCGTCTGCAGAAGGAGGATGCGCTCGTCGACATTTACGTCGTCGACATGTACAAGTGGCTGCTGATTCCTCCCGACCGTCTTCAGATTGACAACGTCCATTACCAGAACGAGAAGCTGGAGGAGATTATGACCAAGTATCGCGACAACCAGCGTCAGGCGGCGGCCATGTTTGAGAAGCGTAAGCGTGACATGCTCGCCAAGCCTATCGAGGG